TCTGGCGCATCGGCAACACTCAGAACGCCGAAACCATTTGACTGTGTTTGATATGCAACCATCTGAATACTCTTGCTTGGATCGGCCCCCTCGCAGTAAAGAGAGATACGATGCCGTTTAAGGCCCGGCTCCGAAGCGGCGACAGTTTCAATTTGCCCATCTATACCATGCGCTATATGCAAATGCGCCACGGCAAGAGCGGTGAGAGCCGATACTCCATCATGCCCTATTTCTCGAATCACATCATCTGAAATAAGGAAATATCCGGCTTCGTGAATGTCGCAACTTGCCATCAGTCCTCCAGCACCGGCCACGATCTGGTCTCGGCGAATTCAAATGACGTATCATCACGTCGCCTATAGACGACGATCCCATTTAACGACGGAAATGAATACGTTTCCCAGGTCGCCGAATTCGTAAGCAGGCGAAGCCCATCATACGGACCGCCTATCAAGTCAACTGCTTCTGGCGTTACCGCAACCGTCATCTAATCCTCCAGCACCGGCAGCACCGTACACCGGTCGTTGATCGTCTCTTCGGGTGGCGCATCTGGATCGCCTGGGTATTTCATCCCATTGGAAAATACGCCGTCAAGGGGAACCTGCTCACCGTCAATCTGGTGTGATGGTCGCACGCGATCATCCCCCGAGCTTAGCCACTCCTTTTTTGCCACGACCTCACTCTGGTGGTATCCCTCGATCGCCGCCGCATTGTTCGCGCCAACCGTCTCGGTCCGCGCGATCGTATCCGCCCGCACCTTCGAGAAATCCGAGAACTCGTCACGGATGCGACTGGACATTTCGCCAACGCCTACGCCCTCAGCGCTCGCATCCTCCAGGATCGCCCGGATCGCCTCAAGCGTCGTGTCGTTGATCGCCGTGATCTTCAATTCCTTCTTCGCGAGAAACGCCTGGACGCGCGGATCTGTGATCTTGAACTGTGCGCCCGAGCCGACGGCCGCCAATGCGCCGTTGCCCGCCTGCTCCATGATGTCCAGAATGATTGGCATCAACAACGCCAGCAGTTCTTGATTCTCGGAATCTAAGTCAAAGAGCGAAACAAGGTCGATCTCCCGAACGTGACTCGGAGCCGGGCCTGCAAGCACCTTCTGCGTTTCCAGTGCCACTACGACGCGCTCACTCTGCTCGGTGAAGAACTGCACCATCGCCCGCTCGATCTTGCGCTCACCCTCAAGGAAATCACTATTCCGAGCTTTCCACTGATCGACGCGGGTCGGCGGGATAACTGCCCGCAGGTTAGTAGGGGGTCTTGGAGACAGCAACCCGCCAAACCCGCTGTTCGACTGCCGCAATTCATCCCCCCCATCGAGTGGGGACAGATTGATATCTTCGCGCGCCTCGTTCGGCGTCATAATGCCGCCTGAGACATACACGTTCAAAGTGTCAGCCTGCATCTTCTTGTCAGTCTGGAGGGCTTCGATACCAGAATAGTCAGGTGCCAGGAAGATGCCGCGCCGCTCATAATCAGCCCGATACCACACGCGGATAAATTGAGTATTCAGCGTATCACAGAACAACCGCAGAACCGGTTGGATTGTATGCTGGTAGAAAATGCGCGTCTGTTCTTTCGACGTGGCATAGTTCACGTCCTGGAGGACGCCGACGATCACTGGCGGGATGCCCAGCAACATCAGCACATCGTCGCGAGAGAACTTTGCCAGGTTGATGAACTCGCCATCCTTGGCCGATACGGAGATCGGCAAGGGCTTGAATCCACCAGTCAGGAATGCCGTCTTGAATGCGTTGTCGACGCCACGATGGGCTTTGGTCCATGCCCGCGTCATAGGCTCGACATCTTTTACCATCTGATCGGTCGAAAACACAACCCCGGGATTCGCCCCGTGCTTAAAGAACAGTGCATTATGCCGTCCCATGTACCAGTTCAGCAACACCGGAGTCTGTGCAACCTCGATTATCGATAGGCCCCGCATATCATCGCGCGGGCTGAATGTCTTAAAGTGGGTAATGAACTCAGCATCGTAGTCGTGCTCATCACCCTTCTGGCGGTAGACGTATGACCACACGTCGCCGGCGTCAGAGACGTTCACATCGGCAATGAATCGCGGCTTGAGCAATTGCAGATATTTCGGATCGGCCGGCAACAAACTCGTGCCAGTCGTCCCGTTCTCGACAAACCAGAAACCTTCACCACTCAAATACAGATGCGAGATTGTGTCGCGCTTCAGAGTCCAGCCAGACACCCGCGGGCGGGGATGATCGAGCAGATCCAGAGCGGGATGGTCCGTGACCTCAACGGCCTGCATGTCGCCGTCGACTTTCTTCCACTCGTATAATTTCAGTGGCACGTCAGCGCACGTCTCGGCAATGACGCTCACGCCGCGATGAATCTGGACGTTGACTTGATAGGCGGATTCGTAAGCATCGAGATTGGCAACAGGAAGACCGCTGCCAGCGCCAGCAACAGGTTTCCCCTCACCGCGCGGCCCAGGGTAATAGCCCTTGCGGAACTTGGCGAACCATGCGCGTGTGGCGGATAAGATACTCATGCGAACACCAGCACCGCTTCCCCGACCGATTGAACTATCTTCATGGCCAGATATGAGTAGTTGTCGGCGTGCCGGTAGTGGTCGGCTTGCGCCCCCTCATGCCAGACAAAGCGCCCCGAGTCAGTCTCGCCCCTGCGCTCGAATACCCGCGTAGGCGTACACATCTGGTCGTAGTAATCCGGCACCGATGCGGCCGACCGAAACAACCGTGACTCACCACGCAACCAAGACGAATGGGAATCGTCAAGCGATTGTGTCCGGTGGGCCTTGACCGTCATTTCGTCAGGATCAACTTTGAAATCTTTTACTTGGTCAGTGCCAACATACGTGCATAAGTAGACTTGACCTGGGTGGCGGTTAGCGAACTCGCGGGCCTTGCGTGTTTCCGGCAACGCGTCAATGACATAGGTTCCAGGGAACGCCATAATGAGATTATCAAGCTGCTCGAATTCCCTGGCTGTACCGATTGCGATGACCCTGCTCGATTCATGTCTGATGACATAATGCAGTTCTTTTCCAACATCGATGCCTCCGTAGCAGTTGACCCCCGTGCTGGCCATCCCATACGAATCCACGCACCGGTTCAGGATCGCCGGCGACAACTTCGCGCCCTCGGACTCGTATGGTTGCCCGAGCACCGAGTTGTAAAAGCGCATCAGTTCGGTCTCGTTGGCAAGGCCCCGCTGAAACGCTTCCCACATTTCCGTGATCGGCACCGAGCCCGAGAACAACTGCGAGACGTGGTATCCCGATGCGTCGCGTCCTGGGTAATTGGCTACCCATTCGCCTTGGGACAGTCGGTCCAACGGGGCGTCACACTTCACGCATAGAACGGCGCCGGTTTCGTCCCTGAGTTCGAATTGACCCTCCTCGATCTCCCGGACGACCTGCTTAAACCAATTCAATTCCTGCCACAGCCCACACGCATCGCAGCGCACGCGCCAGTGCTTTTGATCGCTCGCCTTGAATAGGCCGTCGATGCCGAAGCCTCCAGTTGTGGGGTTGCCCACACGCCAGAGCGTGCGATACTCCGAGTGGGCGAATCGATCAGGCAACATGGCCAGGTTGCGTTGATCGCACTGGTCGACCTCATCCACGATCGCATCGTCCGCAGAGTAGGACTTAAACGACGTTTGCGAATTCGACCCAACGAGTTTCCACGAAGCGGACGCGATCTGTTTCAGGCCAACTTCATCCGATTCCGTGCGGCCCTTCTTTAGCCGTGTACGTGCTTCGCGCACCCGCGCCGCGTAGTATTCGGACAGGTGCAAGGCCGGATCGAGCCGGTCCTTAGCGAACGTGTTGCGAAGATTCTCGTCGGGGAATACCCAGAAAACATTCCGCCCCTGGTCGGCCAGGGCTACCGCGTGCACGATCTCGCACTCGGATACCCCGCACTGCGTAGACTTGCGGATGCGAATATCCGGGGATTTGTCACACAGCATCGCCACCTGGAACCGATGCCGCGTGAAATTCATTGGCTCGTTGCGGTAGTTCCGGTGATGGTGCACCGCGAGCCACCACTCAAGCGTCGGTTGACGCCGGTCCGGCAGTGGCGATCTCTGCGCGCAGTTCGTCATAATCTTTCGTGCCGAGACTTCGCAACCCATCCCTGACTTGCTCTTTGCTAACAGGCAACTCGCGGTTGTAGTTGTCGTGCTGAATGCGTTCGCGGTATTGGTCTGGTCGGCGTGACTTGAGGGCGAAAATGATGCAAGCAGTATCACCGGCAGCAGCCTTAGAGCGTAGTTTGTCCTCGTACCAATCAGACCCGCAC